AGCACAATTTAGTATAGACAGAATTGTTGTACAAGATTTACCATAAGGAAAAAAAATGAGTATACAAAAAATTGATGATTATAATTATAATTTACAATTTCTAATACAACAATATAAAGACAAAGAAAAGTTTAGAAAAATAGTTGAAGCTATGAATGCTAAGGCTGATGAATTAGAAACTGCTATATTTGAGATAAGAGATAATTTTACAATAGATACTGCTAAGGGCGTTCAATTAGATATAATTGGTGAAATATTAGGATTAGAGAGAGATGGACGGGATGACGAGAGTTATAGAACGTTACTTAAAGTAAAAGCCGAAATAAATAAGAGTGCAGCTACACCTGAGGCTCTAATAAAAACAGCTACCGCATTATATAATGCTACAGATGTTCAATACGTTCCGATATATCCAGCTAAAGTTCAATTGTGGACTGATGGAGATATCGGCGTATATTTGATGTTTGATATGGAGTTGGATGATGGTGGATTGATGGAATTGGATGATGGTGGTATATTAGAATTACAACAGCCTGATGAGATTGCTGAAGATTTATTATTTGAAGTTTTACCGTCTGGCGTTGGTTTAATTTTAGCTGATACTTTAATATTGGATGATGATGGATTTTTATATTTAGATGATGGTGGATTTATGATTTTAAGCCCAAGTTAATAAATAAAGGAGTAAAAAAATGGCAAATAGAACATTAAGTGATATGCCTCCTACAACAACCCCAACAGGAGCAGATATATTACACAATAGGCAAAGTCTAACAGATAAATCTATAACAATGGATAAAATAAGTGAATATGTTATTACTAATTCTGCATATAGTCCTGTAGTAACAGGTATAACAGGCACCAGTTATGTAATACCAAGTACATCCAGAAGACAAATAATAATAGCTACTATAAGTGCTGATTGTGCTTTGACTTATCCAGGTAGTTATGGAGATGGATTCGAAATTACTATAATTAACGATGCAGCTAGTAGTGCAAATGTAACAGGACACCCAAACGGAAAAGTAACTACACCAGGAGAGGAAATAACATTTTTTTGGAATGGTACTGCATGGGAAGAAAGAACTTATAGACCATTAAAAGAATCAATGTTACTCGGTACTGGAGAAAGATTAGATGTTGTACAAAATGGAAATAACCCCCCCACAGTAAAGCAATATAGTCGTTTTAGATTTGTTAATAGTAATGATATTATATATGATATAATAGAAACTAGTGATAGAACTTTTACATGGGGGTCTGGGGGCTTTCCTAGTATTAGTGACGGTACTTGGTATTTGTTTTGCGATGGAAATACTAATAGTATTGATAATAATATTGATACTGGTAGTTATGGGGCTAGTACTGATGCACCTACTTTAGATGAGGTTAGAGGCGGTTATTATAATTCTAGTGATGAAAAGTGTATAGCTGAGTTCGTTGTGGCTAGTTCTGTTGTAACTAGCGTTACTCCTTTATTATATAATTTTCCTCAAAAATATAGTTTTCCAATTGAAGATGGAGCACCTGGTGAATTTATGCAAACTGATGGTAATGGAACTTTAAGTTTTGCTGATCCTACTGTTAGTGATGATGTTATTGGAAGGCTTTATGTTACTGGAGGAAATGTAACATTAAATCAAAGCATAATTTTTGGTACATCTATAAGTCAACAAAATTTAGGGGCTATAAGTGGATTAACTGCTGATGCTTGGTATTTTGTTGTTATTAGAGAGGATACTTTAGCTGTAAGTTTACAAGCTTTAAGTACACTAACTCCAACAATTCCAGCAACATGGTCACCAACCCTAGCAACAGATCAATTAGATTTGGAAACTATGTTCGAAATTACAAAAAATTATACAAGATATCAAGTTGGAGGCAATTGGTATAGAGTATTATGGACATTTTATACAGATAGTACTCCAAGCAGTATATTTGCAAAAATGAAGGCTCCAAGTTTAAGTCAAAATTATTTAGACACTGAAGGTTTTAATGTCGCCGGACAGACAATTACATATACATCTGCTTCCGCAACAACTACGAATTATTTATATGCGCACTCTTGGTATTCAAAAGCTACCACAAATATTGATAAGATGTTAATTGGAATGGCTGCTTTTACTGGTGGAACTTTAGGAATAGTTGGTATATATGCAGATAATGGTGCATATTATCCAGGAACGAAAATTGCAGAAACAGCTGAACTTACATTAACAACACCTAATACACGAAATGAAGTAATAAGAGACCTTATTGAATCAATAATGTTAGTAGAGGGGAAAAGATATTGGTTAGCATTTGCTTTTAATGCTTCTGTTAGTGTTTATGAGTCTGAAGCTACTGCCACTACAAATCATGCTTATGCAATACCACGTGTTTATGATAGTACTTTACCTGCAACATTTCCAGGAGGAGCTGGTGCAACTTCAAGAAAATGTTTAATGGCAATAAGCGGACAAGGATAATATTTTGGAATTTGAAAAATTTGATATTATAAGATATATACAAGAAATAGGATTTTTTAATACAATAATATTGTTGATAATAATTTTAATTATTTATTTAATAGTGAAATATTTTTCTAAATATTTAGATAAATTTTTATATTTTAAACAAAATAAACAAAAAATTGCAGAAGAAGAACATAAAAAATTAATTGAAAAAGAAAAATTAGAAATACAAAAATTGATGCTTGATGAAATTAAAATGGCCATGAGAACATTTAGTGAGGCCAGTTATTTTATGCGTATTACTGCAGAAAAATTACAAATTAGTGTAGAAAAAGATAAATATATAATATTAGCTAATAGTTATGTTGGTAAAGATGAATGCTATATGGTTAAATTAAAAAGAAGGATAATGATATTTTTTGAATCTAATAAAAATTATAGTGAATTCAAAAATGTAAAAGAAGAACTTGTACCATTATACTATGATACAGTTTTTCCAAGACTAAATAAATTTATATTCCAAAGTCCAAGAGATTATGAAATATTAAAAGATAAAAGTAGAAATACAATAATGGATTTTTTAGATACGATTGAAGAATATGCTATGAGTAATAATTTTGGAGGGGCTGAAGCATATATGAAAGGAAAATTTGGATTATTACATGTAGCTACTGAATTAGTAAATCATCTAATTAATTATTATAATGTAGTTATTGAAAGTAAATATGATATATCTTATTTAGAAAAGAGTATAAAATGATAGAAAATGATAATTGTAGTGTTTTTTATTTAAAAAAATGGAATGCTGTTATGCAAACTTGGAGAGATGAATTAAATCAAAATAATTTTAAAGAAGCTATAAACGAAACTATAAAAATAATAAAAGAAAGAGGAGCTAAATATATAATTAGTGATGTTAAGGATTCTTATATGGCTTCAGATGTACAAATACATTGGTTATTGGATGAGATCGACATTCAATTACTTGAATTAAAATTAGAAATGATAATATTTATTGTGAGAGGCATAGGGTTTACAAAATTAGGAATACAAAAATATCAAGAATTAAGCCAAATAACTATAGAGATAGTAAGAAGTATGAAACTTGCCGAAGAACTATTATGGCACCAAGGTGTAAAACCTTTCGGAGATGAATAATAGGAGTTGTAATGGTATATGTTATTATTTTTATAATTATATTAACTATAATTGCAGTTGTTTTATTATATAAGCGATAAATACACCCTTTCCACAGTTTCTATAACATTATATCCGTTTACAGAAATTTCAGTTTCAACATCAATTACTTCATATTTATGATTTTTAACGTTTTTATTTATACAAGAAATAAAATTTAATTTTTGTCCAATATTTAAAGGGTGATAAGGACACATTTTAAAATTAACTGAACCAATTTCCTCATCATTTGCATAATAAATCCTGATCATTTTGTCCTCCTAAAATATAAATATATAGTTGTACCTTTTTTTAATTTAGTATTTATTAACATTTTGCCATTTAATTCATTCATCGTCTCTTGCACATTAATTATCCCTAATCCAGTACCTTGTTTTTTTGTAGTTTTGCCAGCTCTATATTTTTTACAATTTATACATTTTTTATCTGAACATTTATTACATATTTTATTTCCATCGCCCCAGTCTTTTATTTTCAAAACATTATATTTATCTTCTTCAATAGTTTCTATTACTATTTTTTTTGCATTAGCTTGTATTGAATTTATAATTATATTATTAATCATATAAAAAATTATTATATATATTCCATTTACTATAATAATATGATTATCTTTTATAATAATATTGATATCACTATTTTTTTTATCAAGCATAAAACTATTTTTAATTTTTCTTATTATTTCATTTATTGAAACTTTATTCGGAATTAAATTATTAGAAGTTATTCTGTCGGTCGCATCCCTAACTTTAAATATTACATCATCAACCAATGCAGTTCTCATTCTAAGGTGTTCAATTATATCATCATCTTGTGACAAAGAATCATCTAGCGCAGTTATTTTATATAATGAATTTTTAATATTATGCATTAACATTGCTGATTGTTTGCCTATACTAATTAATACCTGATCTTGTAATAATATTTGATTTATAATTTTTTGTTCAAAATAATAAGCGCCATTAAATAATATAAAAACTCCAACTGAAGTTATTATTTTATTTATTATTTGAAAAAATGATTCATCGAATTTATTGAAAAATATAATTTTTACAAACAATAAAAAACAATATATTATAAAAATAATTATTAAATTAAAAATTAAATTTTTCTTTACAATATGATATTTTATAAAATATGTGCTTACTAATGTCAAAAAAAGTACATCGTGAAAATCACCCAATAAAGTTTCATAAACACTCAAAATAAGTATGAACATAAAACACAATAATTGTATAATTTGCATGTATTTATTAATAAAAAATATAGTCATGAATAATATTATACAACAAATATATAACAAAATAACATGACTATATAAATGAGTAAATTTTAATTTGTTGATTATTATTCTAAATAGATTATTAGTTGCTATTATAAATAAAATCGAAGTAACTAATATTCCTACTAAAACTTGCATTCTTTTATGAATATCATCATAATCAACATTTAAATTCATTTAATTCCACCATTTTTTTGGAGCCATATCTGGTGGAATTATTGTATCTAATAATGAGTTTGGTAATCTTTTTGCTATCTGTAATAATCTTTTTTCTTCAACATCCATATCCATTGTAATTTTAGGATATTTTTGTTTGTCTTTTTTATAACTTCCAATAGACACCATTCCCAAAACACTCATCCCCTTATCAACAATAAATTTATTACCATTATAACCTAAATAAATTATCTCTAAAGGTCTTAAGCGAATTAAAGCATCATAACTCTTATCAGTAGTTAGAGGAAATAAATCTGGATTATTTAATTCACTTAAAAATGTTGATAAAGCTAAACAAGCACATTCCTTAGCATCATCACATTCAGCAGCAAAAGCCAAAGCAACAATATATTGCTGTACTTCGCTATTTTTATCACCTCCTACTAACAAAATAATGTCTTTTAATTCTTTTTTACTTAATTTCATATCTTCTCCTTAAAAAATTATATTTCATTAAATATATACACAAAAATAATAAAAACAATAATAATCAAAAATTGTAATAAATATTGCACAATTATTTCCTTATAAAATAAACTCCAGAAACATGCAAAACTGGAGTAGGGGGGGAGGCAATATCATTATATTACCATTTTGCATGTTTTTTTATCTCCTCTATTTTTTAAAATTTTTTATAATCTCATCTACAATACAAAAACCTGGATTTTTATAAAAATTACAATTAGGAGGTTTAAATTTACTAAATTTACAAAAATTACCATTTTTATAAATACAATTTTTTAAAATAGAAGGACTATTGATTTTTTGTACTGTGCTCATTTTTTACTCCTCTTAAAAAAAATACTATACTAAAACAAATAGGACATATTAAATCTATAAATATAGCAGGAAATAAATATAACCAAAATTGAAATATATAATCTTTAATTTTAAATATAGTCTCTAACCATTTAAAAAAATCAACTTCTTCTTTTTTATCTAAATTTAAACCTTTATTTAACATACTTATTTTTTTATTTTTTAATTCAGTTAATTTAATTGACATTTCTTTTAAATCTTTATTTTTTAAATAAATTCTATAATTTATATCTTTATATTGTTTTTTATTTTCTTCATAATTATCTATAGAATTTAAAAATTGTAATAATTTAGTTCGTTCAATTCTTTTTGCTTTTATTTCAGTTTCAGTTTCATTTATTTGTTTATCTATTTCATTAAGTATAATTAATTTATTATTAGCTTCAATATCATAATTTTTAATTTTAGTTTTTAACATTTCTTTTTGCTGTCCTGCTAATGTGCTAGACATACTGAATAATGTAGTAATTATCCATAAAAAAATAAATAAACTGCTTATTATATATTTTTTATTATTCACAAAATATATAATTAATTCAAAACTGATTATTAAAAATCCAACAATAGCAAAACTAAATAATATAGAATTAGGAATATTTAATAAATTTCTAAACCATTTATAACTATAAATAATACTAATATAAAATGTAATAAATCCAATAATAGCACAAAATATTTTAAATATTAAAATAGCTTTGTTTAATTGTATTTTTTTTGTTTTCTTTTTATTTATCTTTATTTCTTTAACATCATTATCTTTTTCTTAAGCATTTCTGGTAAATAATAATGGCTTACTTTTCTTATAATTAAATTTCTATGCTCTAAATTTCTTAATAATTCTATCAATTTATATCTTTGTACATCTAAATGTTTTCGCATATTATTGAAGGATGGAAAATCTTTATATTTTTTGTAATATAATTTTATGTATCTATATAATTTTTTTATAGGGCTCATTGGATTATCTGGATGTGTGTTGTGATTAGTATTAGAGCCATTAACTATAAATTTATTATTTTTCATATTTATTACCACACAATGGACAAATATTCGGCATAATTTCATCTAATTTATTTTTTAGATTTTTAATTTTATTAGTTTTTTTATCAATAGATTCTTGTACTGATTTTATGTTAATTATCATATTATTTAATATTTCATTTTTCTTTTTTTGTTTTTTATGATTATCAGCATCTTTAAATAATATGTCTACTTTATTTTTTATTTTTAATATTTTATTTATTTCTTTTATTTCTTCATCTATATTTTTTAATGATATTATTGTATTGAAAAATTTTTTATTTTTATCTTCTTCTTTTAAATAATTATTGTATTTAATATTTAATTTATTAAATTCTTTAATTGCTTTTTCTAACCAATTTAAATTGTTTATTTTATTAGTATAATCTTCAACTTGTTCTTTTAATATTTTTTCTTCATTTTTATATTCTCTTTTCATTTTCTCAGCATCAAACAAAGCCTCATCAATAACATCAAATTTAATTATTTTATTTATATACTTACTAATTTCACCAGGACTCTTGCTGAGTAAAAAAGGAGGGTCTAATTGATATTGAATATTGATGGGATTAAATAATGTAATATTATTAACATCATCAGGCACATCAGCACCAAAAGCTTTATAAGTTTTTTTATCTATAATATATTTATTTTCTTTTTTAGATTTTATTTTTTTTATTTTATTATCATTTATTTTTAATTCTACTATAATTTTATCTTTATTAAATTGTATAAAACTATCTCCAGCAGGTCTATTTTTTAGCAACCAATTTAAAGCTCTTATAATCGCAGTTTTACCAGAATCGCTCTTACCAACAATAACATTTATATTTTTATGAAAGCTTAAATTAGTATTTTCATGACTTTGAAAATTTTTAATATTTAAATTAGAAATCATTTTTTAACTCCCTTATTAAATATTCAAAAGTTTTCCAATCCATAATTGCTATTGGTTCTTTGTGATTTTTTTTATGTACTAATAACCAGAATTTATTTTTCTGATTACTTTTTGCTTGTCCTATGGCTTCATATAGATTTAATTTTTCTGTATTTTTACATTCAACACTAAAAGGAAATTTTTTATTTAAATCACCCCTCAAAACTACATCAGTTCCACTTTGCCCCATTTCTCTACTATGTATAGCGCAATTATCATCTTCTTGATCATAATTTAGGTCAAAAATATCAGCAATCCTAGAACAGATATATTTTTGTAATTTTCTACCTTTCGCTTTTCGACTGCTAGTTTTCATTAAATTTATTCCTTAAAAATTAATATTTTTTCTTTCTTTCGTTTGGGGAAATAGAGTCTTCAATTTTATTCCATTTTTCTATTACTCTTTTTTTTAATTCTTCTTCCAAATTATTTTCTTCTATATAATTAACTAATCCAGATACAGTATATTCATTATTATCCCATTCAACTTTTTCTCTTTTACTTTTTAATTTTCCTATTTTATCAATTAAATCATATAGATAATTTATGTTACTAGTAACATCATCAATTCCATAATCGAACAATATATCAAAAAAACATTCTCTAAAAGGCTTCCAACATTTATTTTTAGTAATGCGAGCCTTAACTCTAATACCAATAGCACGATCCATTTTAATCATTTTTGCTGTTTCAGCTAGCCATATAGCTTGACTAGCGTAAAAATCTAGAGCTTTACCACCTGATCTAGTATATTTAGCGCCAAACATAACTCCAATATTTTCTCTTACTTGACTAATAATTAGTAAGCTACATTTCTTTTTACGCATATATTTGACCATTTCCCTAAAATATTGACCTGATTTTTTTTGTTTAGCCATGTTATAATCACCAGTTTCTTTTTTACCGTCTTCATGTTTTTTTCTATTTTCAACAATTTTTTCGTTCTCAGCTAAACTACCAATAGCATCAAAACTATCCAACACGTAAATCATTTTTTCATCATCTTTTAATTTATTTATATTTTTATTAAAATTAAGATCAAAATCTTCAATAGTATTGCTGCGTGGAAAATCTTCATCAAAAAATTCAACTCCATACATTTCTTCAGTATTAAAATTAAATGCAGCTTCAGCATCATCATAAATAATTTTTAATTTACTATTCATGTCTAATTTATTTTTAGCTAAACATTCTACAGTTAATAAGGTTTTACCAGAGCTTTTATCTCCGATAATATTTATCAAAGCTCCTTGAGCAAACCCACCTCCTAGAGCAAGATCAAGGAGAGTACATCCAGTATTAAAAAATTTGACGATTTGTTCTGGATTATCTTTTTTTGATCTTGCTCTTTTCTTTATCTGTTTAGTCAATGCACTACTCATTAGTTTTCCCTTCTAAAAATTTTTCAAGATATTCTTCATCAATGTACCATTTATTACCAATTTTTTTCCCACCATTTTCTTTTATAAATCTATTGATAGGAATTTTACTGATATAAACATTCATTTTTTCTAATCTATCTTTAAATTCATTACTTGTTATTAACATAATCTAATCCTTATTTTTTTCTTTTCTCAGCAGCACACCATCCCCATAAATCTTCATCGCATTCATCACACTCGTCCTCAGAATCATGATCAGCGCCAAATGAATAACCATATGGACATTTTGGTTTTTTCTTGCTTGTTAATTTTTCTCTTTTTCTTTTAGGTTTTTCTTCTTCGTCATCATCTTCATCATCAATTTCTTTATGATTTTTTTTCTTTGATTTATTTTTTCTTTTTTTAGGTAAATCTTCTTCTTCATCATCTTCTTCGATTTCATTGTCATCTTCATCATCAATTTCTTCATCATCAATTTCTTCATCATCAATTTCTTCATCATCAATTTCTTCATCATCATCTTTTATATTAGCTGAATGAAAATAATTTTTTAACTCATCATAAGTATACACAGTTAATAATTCTTCAAGTGAAACAGCTTCATCCAATTCTTCATCTGTTATTTCTTCTTCTCTATCTAAAAATCTAAACCTTTTGAATCTATCATTCCAAACACCGCTGTCGGTAAATTTGATAGTCTTGCCATCATCAGGATCAGCAAAAGTAATAACATCTCCAGTACTATCATCCAAAGACTCCTCTAATAAAGTTTTTTGAAATGAAAAATGTGATTCTTCAAATATTTTAATTTCACCTTTATGTTTTACATTATACAAAACTCTTTGTTTGGCTTTGTATATTTCCCCTAACTCTTCTAATTCACTATCACCAGAATTTTTTAATTCTTCAACTTCTTCGCAAATAGGACAAGGTTTATCAAAATTTTTAGACAAACACACAAATTGATTTTTATTAATCCCTATATTTTTGTGAACCCATACATAAAGTACATAAGCGCCTTCACCTTTTTCTTGTTGTGGGTCTTGATCTGTTTTCACTATATAAGGAATTATATCAATTTTATTCACTCCTTCTTTAGGCTTAAATTCTTCCATATTATCAGGTAATTCATAATAATTTTTACCTGTTCCGTATTTGTTTCTATCTTTATAATGTTTTTGTGTTTTTTCAGATAGATTTTTAAATCTTTTTCTTGTTTTTGACATTTTTATCTCCTTTAATTTCTTCATTAAAACTCTTAAATATCGCCTTGGATATAATTCTAAAAATAATGTATAATATAATAGGAGTTAAAATAACTCCTAAAACTACCATGAGTAAATTAAATAAAAAATCCATCACTTTTTCCTTTTTAAATTAGATTTCTGTTTATTGTGAATTGAATTTTCTTTTGTATTCTGTTTGACTGTACTAAAATATCCAGCTATATATAATTCAGTTAATTTTTCCAATGATTTTTTTCTATGTTCGAAACTATTAACTGCACCTTTTAAAATATTATATTCCTCTATAATTTTGTTGTGTTCTTTTATTTTTGCAATTCTTTTTTTATCCATTATTACCATATTTTTTATTTCAACTTCTGGAGGTTTTTTTGTATATTTGTTTCTTATTTCTTTATCAATTTCAGCTTCTAACACCTCCAATTCTAATTTAAGATCATCTCTTTCTGTCTGTTTTTTTGCCAATAATTCTTGATATTTCATTGCTAATATTGGTTGTTTGACAAATATATTGTCTAAATCATTTTTATCTATTTCTAAATCTTTTTCATAATTCATTTTTCACTCCTTCATTATATATATTAACCATTTTTTATTTTTTTTATAAAATTTTTTATACCTTTTTTAAATAATTCTTTATTTTTAGCGTCATAAAGTACACTAACTGGATGAATACACCAACAAATCCAAGCCCCAACATCATTATTCCACTCAGTAGTGCCACATTTATTCATAATACCTGAATTCTCTCCTAAAAAATATTTTATAGATGTGTTTCCTAATGCTAATATATAAGGAGGTTTAATTTCCTTTATTTCTTTATTTAACCATTTAGAACATTTTTTTATTTGTGTTGTTGTTGGCGTTTTTGTTATAGAAGGATAACATTTTATAACGCTAGTAACGTGAAAATCTATTCTTTCAAATCCTTCATCACCTAGCGTTTCCCATAATAATTTATTGCTTTTGCTAATAAATATTTTCCCTCCTTCATCTTCATTTTTTCCAGGAGCTTCACCTAAAATCATAATATTATATTTACCTTTATCATTAGCGATAGGGTTTATACATTCTTTATGTAAATCACATTCCTTACATTCAATAAT